GTGAGTCACTGATTATATCCAAGAAGGTTCCGTCAGAAAAAACCCCCAAGTTAAGCTCTTCTGCTTCGATCTGACCAAAGGATTCAACCCCTTCTGGGAAATCTCTAGTGGATCTGGGGAGGGCGCGGTATGAAATTTGCATATTTATTTGAGGAATCTTTAGGTTTTGGAATGATCCCGTTAGAAATTCCGAAGAACTCTGTATTTGCCCAGATAAAGATTTTACAGACCACCTTGGAGCGTTTTCGATTCCAAGTTCTGAATCTCCGAGAGGAGACACGAGGGAATAATCTCTCTCTGGTGTCGATTGGATTCTCACGACATCTTCTTCTCTTAGATTTTTGTCTTCTTTTGCTTCCAAAATTCTTAAAAAATCCGTTTCACGGCCGGAAAAAACATGCTGAGTGTGCATCTGTGGAGTGCTATCTTGTATTCTGCCCTCGATATCGCTCTGCTCCTCTGTCAAGTCAGCATATTGACCATCATACAAGATATTATCGTCGAAAAAGGCGTAATAAACAGGCTTCCACTTACCAAGGGATAGTAAATGCTTCCCAAATTGGGTCAATTGGATGTCCAATACCTCTTCTTTATCGTCAAAAAACTCCATTCCTATTTGTCCTTAGCCTTAAAGGCGCCGCGTATCTTTCTTTTCTCTCTATTTTCTTTTCTTTTCTCTCTCTTTTCGGCCTTTGCCTCTTCCATCGTCAACTCAGAGGTATATGCTCTATCTTTTTCTTGTGATGGTACCAGTTCCTTGGTAGATCTAACTCCTTTTTGGAGCGCTTCGTTGATTTCTGCGAAAGAATCATTAATGTCGATAGCCTGTTCGGTTGAATATTCTATTTCTGATTCTATTTTTACGAATTCTACCATAGAAAAGTAATCATATGGCCAGTTATAACTATATTTGTATTGTTCACTACCCTGCTCTGACTCTCCGCTTATAAGGCTGAAGTAGTTGTTATTACCTCTCTGCTTTGCTTTAAATACTAACCACTTTACTTTATCTTTGAATGTTTCTAGTAATTCTTTGCTGATTATCTTGTGAGAAAGTTCGGCTGTAGCCTCCTCAAAGGAAGTTCCGGTTGTAGGCATCGTGTTTTGCCAAATATAAGATAAGTCATTCTGATCAAAAGTGTGTGAAAATTCAAATATGTATATCGCGAAAGGATCAACGTTGTCGTTTGCTACAAAATCCATACGAGGAGGTAATATATATTTTTTCATTTTCGATACCATGTCGATGATAGAGTCTCCTGGTCGCTCTTCTGATACAGCCTCAGTGCCATCGCCCAGAACTGAGCGGGCGTTCTTGATTAGATTCCCGCAAACTTTAAAGAATTTTCTCTGTCCGTCTTCAATAATATAGGGAACAGCGACGACGGCTTCGTGAATCACTTTTGATTCAGCCAATCTACCGATTTTTCTGGAGTCTCCTTTCTTAAATCCGACTAAATCAATCAATGATCCCATATTCGGACCTCCGACGTAAAAAGAACCTAAAGATGACTTATTGAGAAAATCAACCGGGATATCTTCAATACTCAGATGTATTCCTTCATCTTTTTCCGGGATTAAACCAAACTGATGCCACATTCCGATCGGTGTTGCAGTTTTTCCAAAATATCCGTCCAAACGATCTCCGTTGTCACTGGGGTCTCCGCCGGTTGGCAACGTTATATTCTCAAATGTTAGTGGGCGCTTTGTTTTATCTCCAAAATTTAATACCGGAGTTTCCATTTTTGGTTCAATAACCCACCTAGCAGAGGAGCCAATATCCGAAGTTGCTGCTCTGTCAAATTTCTTTCCAAATAGATTGATCGATGAATCCAACTGCATGGCATAAGTATCTGCATTAGCTTTGTTCATGGGAAATACGTCGGAGGCGAAGCTGAGTGATGGGTTGTTTGGCCACACACTTTCATTAACTGAGATTCTTTGAGATTTGGTGCTGGCTGACATAAAAAATTCTTCCAAAGTCAGAACTTTGTCGGAGTCTGATGAGTACACTATGTCAATCCAGGACTCTCCATCGTAATAGGGGGGAGTAAACGAAGGGTTTCTTCCGAACAAACTATCTGAATTTTGCTGGCGGTCTCTCGAAGAATTATAGCTCCCAGAGTCATAAATGATCTCCGATCCCATTACCGGGGGGCCAAAAGAGGACGGTTTGCTGTACATCGTTATGGTTTCATGCAAGCCCTCATCGGCATACCAATCAACTGGTAGTGCTTGGGATGTCGGGTGCCTTCTTTCTTTATTCATGCTTCTTTGAATCTTGACCCTCATTCCATAGGATCCAGATTTAAATTCGAATCCACTATCACTTGTATTCGATCTGAAAGATGAGAGGCGCCCGTTTCTCAAAAAGAACTCAACTGTTTCAGCTAAAAAGTTGCTAGTCATGAGTTTGTATAAATTGTCAGTAGATGGAGCAGTTATTTTTGTCGTCATGGTTGGAGAGATGATAGAGCCTCCTGGGGTTGAGGAACTCGACAAGGCGATCTGCGGGTTCACTTCCATATCTACAAATTGTAGTCCATTTGTTATTTCCGGAGATAATATGGCTTCAAATGGAACCCTATAATCCCATTCGGCCTTATCGGTGTCTTTTGGCCCAATTCCATAGTAGGGGGTCGTATGATAGTAAGTATCAATCGATACATCGTCGAGGCCCCAGTTGTCGGCGCCGCCTCCAGCCCAATCTATTTGCCTCCACATTAGCTTGACAGAGCCGGAGCCGATCGGGAAAGATGCTGTATGCTCTAGAAACCCAGAGCCGCCGCCCGCAACCAGATCATCTCCAGATTGAGTAGATCCAGAAGTGAAGACAGATTGAGTTAGCCATGTCATACCACCGTCGAGACTATAACCAAACATAAAATCATCGCCTGCTTCGGGCTCATCTAAATCATAACCTGGATCGAGGTTATCTTCGAATTCTCCTCTGCAATATTTGAAAGTTACCCTAAACGGAGTCTCAAACTCATCTTGAGTTATCAAATACCTCTTGTCTGGCGAATGTGTTCCTTTAAATCTAAAGATCCAATTTGTCTGCGCGGCGTCTTCGCGAACGTCTGGGCCATCTACGGTAGTGTCGAAGTCCCACTTTGCAGTGTCTATTCCGCGGACATATGAGCCTCCGCTGCCAGAATCAAAGTCTTCACTAAAGAGATTGAGTGGCACGATGGCGGACTCTGAGTCTGTGTTTTGGAGCACATATCGAAGGCCCATGAAAGACCCGGTATATATCGGATAATCTACAGCAATACCTGACTTGATAGTATTAAATAGTATACCGGGGGCCATGAAGGGCGCCAGGAGAGGTCGCATTCTAATTTGAGTGTCTTTGTATTCAAAGTCACCACTTGCAGTCACATACTGTGAATATGAACTAGAAAATTTGTTGGCCATCTCCAGGCATCTCTCTGCCGGATAGAAGCCATCGTAAGGTACAAACTTCTTCAAAGCGTTACATCTTAGTGTCAATGTTTTTTCTAAATCACTTATCTCTTTATGGTCAGAATCGATGACTTCAAAAAACTTCATGAAATCGCCGTGAGAGTAAGTTTTGTAAAAATCCTCCTGGCCGGAACTTGCTGATGGTGACCCAAAGATAGAAAGCATGTTCTTGTTGTTTGCCAGGAAATCGCCACTTTGTTCATCGAAATAGAAATCCATATGTTCGCTGATTCTAAACTCTGGGATTATGGAGTAATCTTTATTCTTTAATCTCAGTTCTTCATTGAATCTGTCATAATCATCGTAATATGGCGTAGTGGATGCAGATACAAAATTTCCATCGATGACTTTCCCAGCCAGTTCTCCAGATTGCCATCTTGCATCACCAACAGCAGAGTTAATGAACCCCAGAGAAGCTGTTCCTGGATAGTTTGATTGGTCTGATCCAAATTCTACCTGCGCAACATAAGTGGAGCTTGTTGAATTCGTGTTTATGAACTCCATTCCATTTGGAGACACCACCGAATACAAGGTATTTGGATCCTGCTTCCTGCCGTACATGACTGTCGGAAAGAGATCGGCGACGTAGAATGCTGCAGCATCGTGATCCTCTCTCCACACCATCGTATATTCGTTTTGCAACTCCCCGTTTGTCGAGAGGGGGTTATCATAGTTCTTCGCAACATTAGCGTTTCTTGTAAAATCAGTACGGCCATCTAGGGCCCAGGCGCTTTGGGCGCGAACAAATCCTTGAGAGTTTGTTCCTCCAAACTTTTCAGAACCAAGTGTGTTTCTGTCAACTCTCGATTCGCGCCAGAAAGTATTGGAAAAGTCAGTTCGCTCACGAATTTTCTTGGAGTATAGATTTACTGATGCTGGGTATACTTTTTCTGCATATTTCAAACTAACTAAACTGTATACTGGACTTTCCAGCTTATTCAAAGCTCCGTTTAGATACATATCCTTTATAATATCGTATGGCTGTTCTTCTAATCCATCCACCTCTTCATCAAACTTTGCCAGTCTGTTTAATTTTGGGTTATCAAAATAATTTAGATTATTTCCATAGCTTGCCTGGATCGTCACTGGGCGCACAATGTAATAGGGGTCTCCATTCTCTGGAATTGTCTCCACTCTCATTCCTAGCGTGAATTCAATCGGAGTGTATTTCGAACTAACAGCAGACTCTTTGAATGAGAAAGTCTCACCATATCTTTCGATATATGCTCGACCATTCAATCTTGTACTCGCGCCAGGAGTTCTTGTGACAGTAATGATATTGTTATTTCTATAGTATCTCGCGAGAGGGTGTTCACCTGTTCTGATTTGTTTCCAGTTTGGATATTGGTATGGTCCGTTTCTTTTTAGGAGAATAGCATTTAGCATGCTGGACTTTCCAATGCGGTCGCTCGGGTTGGTGAAACTTGGGATGAGGCTTGTATTGAGATATTCTCCCACATCTGTAGAAAGAGGGTAACCGATAGAAGAGGCGTCAGCATCGATTGGCTCGTAGACATTGTAGTTTAAACCATTATATACAGTAGGAACATATATTTCAAAAGATGGGGTACTCGCGATAGTCTTTAGATCGGCGCCGAAGCCGATATTTGAGACAGCGGGCCTTTCTCTAGAAACAAAATCACTGTAAGGAGAAAATATTACTGGGTCTACATATGTTATTTCTGATATTGTTACTTCGTTGACTGCCCAGTGATCTCGCTTGGGATTTGCAAAGTTCTCTTGGCTAAATCTTATCCTAGCTGTCTGGCCAGGGGTGTTTTGTACAAAAGTGCGGCTTTTTTGGATGAAATTTCCGGCTGTCTCTCCGGTATCCGGAAGCACGCTAGCTGTCACCCAAGTGACACCTGAATCAGTGCTTATTTCAAGAGACATGACCTCATCATTAGTCAGTTGTGGTGCCGCCATGTTGTAACCAGGAGAATACTCAAGGAATTGTATGTCTCCTGTGCCATAAGCATATAAATCTTCGTCATAGGCGCCAGGAATGGTTGCCCAATCAAAAACGCTTGACGATGCCGGTGGTGTCCCAAGGTTAATTATATCCGGATTTGCATCACCCAATTGCCAATAATGAACTTGATTTGATGCTGTTATTTCTGTTGGCCAGAAAGAGACATTTGCGACATTGCCTGGTGTTCCGTTATTGTATAATTCCTGGACTTCTGATTCTGTTAACAGCTTGTTAAACCAACTTATTGAGTCCATGGAGCCGGTCAGGTTGGCTGTTGATGGTAGAAAGAACTCTCCACCTATAACTAATTTTGGGGTGGTCATCGCCGTGGGAGTACCGCTACCGCTGTCTACTTCTCTAGCTGACTCAACCCCGTTAATGTACATTTTGGTCACATAGCTCGGGTCGCCTATATCATCTACTATACAAAAATGATTCCATCCGGCAAGAGGAAGACCATAATCAATCCGATAATCTTTATTCTGTGTAGAATAGAGCGCTTGATATTTCATTGACGCGGCTGTCAATCCGGTGACTAGTCTAATGCTGGTTCCGTTTGCACCCCTGAGCCAAATAAATCTGTTTGATACAGTGGGATAATCTTCTTCCACATTTAACCAGAACGAGACAGTCTCTGTCCCTTCGGAAGAGCTTACCGAAAGGGCATTTCCACTCAGGGCGGCGCTTCCATCAAACTCCAAATACATCCGGCTTGCTGGATTCTGAAAACCTCCTCTTGCATAAGAGTAATCGACCCTGAAAGGGAGATTGTAATCATTGGCCGTTGTCAAAAGCCTTGGGTCCGCCGAACCTGTTCCCAGATTTGTCCCCATTCGTGCGATCCAGTTATCTGAATCGTCACTCTGTCTCATTGTGACAGATTGCGACGTCCAATTTACTAAGTCCAGGCTTGATGTGAATGCGTCAGAAAAAACAACCTTTTCTCTTGTTGTGAATTCAAATTGATTTTCATCCCAATACCCAAGACCCGAAGGGTCTACTGATTCGTATGAAGCATTAATCCACGCATATTGCAAGTCACTTTGCGGGATTGGGTGATTTACCCAGTAATTATCATAAAGTGATCCAGTCACTATAGCAGTGCCGCTTAGTTCTAGTCTTCTTTTCGTGTTTCTATTAACCTGATATAGCGATCCGGTACCGGAATAGTCCAGTGGATTGACGGAGGATGAAGGTCCGTCGTTAATGTCTCCAGTATTCGAGAAATATCCGAATTGATTGATATGAGATGTCAAAAGCTCGTTTTCTAGACTTCTAACTGTGTAGTTTCTGGCATTTAAATCGTTATTAAATGAAAGTTCTGCTGAATATCTATCCAAACCTGGGCCACCGTTTGAATCTCCCATGGTTTCGGGGCCTCCTGGCGCGGAGAATCTCGATACTATAGTAGACTCATGTCTGCCTCTTTGTATTTTTGGAGTATCCATTAAGCCAGCAACATAGATTGACGGGGTACCAACAGGATTTAAATCCCAACCTCCCGCTTCGACCCAGGCGTGGTTATTGATATACCTTCCTGCAGTTTGAACGACTTGGTGATCTTTCGTATAATTACCATATGGGCCCTTGATGTTTCTAATATTCAGGGGCCTTTTGGCTGTCTCGTCACGATAATACATTGCGCGAGGCTTATCGACATCTGGATGAACAATTCGAAAAGTTCCTAGATCGAACTTTCTACCTTCTGGACGATTATTTACATTGTCGGAGCCGCTGTTTATGGGAGCATGTCGATATTGCAAGCCTCCAACGTGAGCCTCTGTGAACGGGCCCTGCGCTGGAACCTCTATGTCTGGACCATACGAGTCTTGATGAAAATCACCCGTCGTCGTGACATCTGTATCAGGGACTTTGAAGAAAGAAGCGGGGCCTAGAAATCTGAAGCTGTTTACAGTATAATCGTCCGTGAAGGGGATTTTCTTGGCAAAGATATCATTATATGGCTGATATACCCTATTATCTACACAGTCTACTTCATATTTTAAATTTGAATCTTCGAAAATCTGTAGACCATCGGTTGTTCCAAATTTAAATGTTGTTCTTGCAAAATTCTGTTTTTTCTGCACTGATGGGTTTGCGCCGCCCTTCAAAACCTTTGATTTTTCGGTTCCCAGTCTGTATGGGGTCGAGTAAGATCGATTCAGTGCGCTTATTGATACATCTAATATATCTTGCCTCCCCGCATCAACCTGCGGGTTCCCAGAAGATATGACCGGAGAAGTAATTGCATCGCCAGCCCTTGAGGCCCTTTGTTTCCACCACGGACAATTTGTATCTTGCTGATTATTTATTGGGTGGTGCCCCTTCTTCCAGTTATACAGCAACTCATTTATGCCGCGGGCGCCGGATTCGGGGTCGACTTGGGGCATTTCTAGAGTTGGAAATTTTGTCCAATATTTATTTCTCTCAAGAATGTGACTTTCCACCATTGTTCTAATCTCTTTCGAAACATCGGCGGACATTGGAACTAGCTGTTGGAGCATTATATTAAGGGAAGAGTCTATCCATTTATAAAATTCAATATATTTGTCTAAATCTGGAGTATTTTGCACTCTTTCAAAGAAGAGTTGGCGTAATTTTTCCATGGATTTATATTTTTGCCGGTATCTATTGACCGGATCGCCGATTAAGTTGTTAAAATCGACAATAGTTGAGAAAATATTCAGCATTTCATCAGAAATTGTCTGATACATGCTTTTTTCGAATGCATAAAAGAAGTTTACAGGCCGCGTATCTCGACTAAAATATATATCAGACTCTCCAAGCACGTTAATGGCATCTGAAGACTGGATAACTTCTGGTGCCACCTGTTTTCCGCTATACACATATTTTACATCTATTACTTTTTTGTCATCTGGGAGGAAAAAGTCTCCTCGACCAGTATGTTGCATCTTTACTATGCTTCCGAGCCAGCCATAGCGATCAGAAAGACTCAAAGAGCCAGAAGAGAAATCTTGTACAGTATACCCAGCGTCTGAGATGGTAGGTATTCCAGAAATTCCAGCGTCAGAGGAAGTTACCGTTGAGAAATCCCAGTTTAGGGCGAGAGTTTCTGCTTGTGGTACTCTGATACCGTCTAAAGACGTGATATATAGATATGTACTCTCGTATGGGGATTTGGTTCCGTAATTTGAAGGATCTCTAGCGTGAGTTTTAATGACGTCGTCATCCAAATAGCTAGTCCAGTACCTCAATGATGATATCTTAGTGTCGGCAGGGTCAATTGTTGAGCCAGTGAAATCTTGGCGGCGCCCTCCGAGATACAATCTCCTGGGACTTGTCCCGAATGAGCTAGTAACCGACGCAGTCAGGAGGAATTCGTAGTTTACTACACCGACTTCAGAGTTGACACCGTAAAATTCTATAATGGGAGAAGAAGCGCTAGACCCACTAACTAAGTCTACTCCAGTGACTGGAAACTTATATCTTAAAGCGAAGTTCCATTTCTGATTATCATACACGTCCTCGAAAATATCAGTCGTAACATTGATCGATGCATCTCTATTTCTTAGCTGGAAATATACATTTTTAGATTCCAATTCTTCTCGAATGGCATATATTTGTATGTTTCTATCGTCGACCAAAGGAGGCCATGAGAGATCAGAGGCGTCGAGTACCCCATGGAAGCCGAAAAGAGAAGATGACAAAAATGGAGTATCAAAATAAAGCGGATTGTCTTTTCCGAGTTTTTTCGGAAAGATCACTTCGGCTTCTATCGTAAATGGAACATATTCACTCTCGGAAGACGCGGTGATAAAAGAAGTGGTATTGGGATTTGAACTTACTGTCTGCTGATATACCGTAGCTGCGAATCGATCAGGATGGTTGAAATCTGCATACCTCTTTTTTATAGTAGTCGTCCTATAATTATCTTTTAGATCATAGCTGACGTTATTCCCATAAACATTTAATCTTATTAGTTCATCGTCTACGCCGTAGCAGCGAACAATATTCCTAAAACCCTTTTCAGTTCCCTTGGATTTATAAATATTGATTAAATTGTTATAAACATTCTGATATATCGTATTCTTAATATCTGTTAAATCTAAATCATATTTTCTATCATCGTCGCGATTCATTATTTGAGCTAAGACATCGGCTGACGCGAATATCTCTGGTGCGACGAAGCCCTGAGATTCCAATAATCTGCTGCTGAAAGTTTTTGGCTTTATTACGTTGGGATCATTATAGGTTTTTTCTCTTAAGTGTGGCAGCGCCTCCATCTGTAAATGCAGGCTATCAAAATAGCTAGCCATTATTTGAGTAAGCTTTAATACATTTTCTGAACCTATTTCATCTTCTTCTATAATCCATGATGGGACCGAGTTGTATATTGAGGTATTATTATTCAAATCGTATGCAGATCCCGACGCTATTAAAGCCGTTTCGAGTCTTACAACCTTGGGGTGTGTCGAATATATTATCGGATCTTTAAACTCACTTATCTCCCCAAGGTGCTCGTCGATGGCGGACCCTGTCGAACGAGCTTCGGGAGTATAACCTACCCAATCCCCGTTAGAGATTCTACCTGAATAATCCAAAGCGGTGGAATCTATCGAGTTATCACCGGTGACCCCTTCATTAAATTTTAGATAAACACCCAGATCTGTATTTGAGTCATCGATATTTGTGCCGCCGCCATATTGTGTAAACCAATATTTTCCGATTTGTTCCGAGGTCCTGGCTGTCTTCCAGTAGCGGAATTCGTCAATTGAGCCAGAGAGTTTCGCGAAACCATCAGAAGGAAATCTGATGCCGGCAGTTAAGGTGCCTTCGCGGGCGGCGCCGACATTAAGTTTGAGCGCGCCTGTTACTTCCGACAAGGTGGCTGCGGTTATATTTTCACCGACGAAGGCGCCGTCGAAATATACCTTCTGCTTTACAAAGCTGGCTGAATTTTGGACAGAAAAGGCGTAATGATGCCAGCGGCCGTCAAACATCTGATCACTGTTAAGAGGTATCGCACTCCCACCTCCGCCATAGGCCACAATAGTAGTGTCATCATTGGCGCCGAAGAGAATTCTTTGTGCCAGTGGGTCTGCGGCGCCGGAAGTAAACAATCCGATAGTAACGGATCCAGTTACACCGTTAGATAACATGACCGGAACTTCCAGATCCGTGCTTCCAGTCATCATTGAACCGCTTGGCTTAAGCATCCAAAATTCTATCGTCACACCATCATCAAAATCACATTTTAAGTTTGATGTTCGGTTTGCTGAAGGATTATAAATATTCGCATATTCAAACCGCTCCTGTAGAGAGCCACTTATATATTCGGAAGGGGCCTCATTTGGGCCTCCAACGACTTGAACGTATTCTGGGGTATTTGGCTTAGCAACAACCACTGAAGGGGGGATCAGAAAAGTCGTGTCTACTGTTCCCCACCCGTTCGGAGAAAAAGTAGAGTAACCAGTTGATCTTGGATATTTATTATCCAGAAGATAGAGATCCAAATAAGAAGATTCATTTCTAAATTGGGCCTTCTCCTTCAGGGACCCATCGTAAGGATAGTCGTTATAGACCCTACTGAGGGAGTCTTTATAGTATCTTTCGGCCTTTCCGTATCTAGCAAAATTTTCAGGGTATCTGAAGTTTACTACTGGTATGAATCTGTCTTTTTCTTCCAATCTTTGTTGCATATTTCCCGAAGATTCAACTTTTTCTCCAAGATTTTCAAGATTTTCATTAGATAAGATTTTATAAGAATTAGCGTTATCAAAAAGATCTCTTATTGTCATTGTGTTTCCAGATTTTCTACTCTAAATTTCCATTCATAAGGCTGCTCAACATAACTTAGAACCGGTTCGCTATAATAAGCGACTTTTATCGAATATGAATATCCTGGCTCTAGGAGGTCCATGCTCACATCAAAATAATTTCCACTCACATCAAATGACATTTCTGTACTTTTTTCACTTCCAGTTCCGAAAGGGATGATTATGAGGTCGTCTATATTTCTGTGAATTTGATAAGAAGCACTCTGAATAGTTAGGGTATCGTTAGCTTTGTTTGCTATTGTATAAATAGTTGGGCACCAATCTTTTTCTCTCACATAAAACCTAAACCTTGGGGTTTCGTGATTATAATATATTGGCCTTAAGTTTGTGAGATTTGTAACATAGGACGGATATGGATTATAGGTTGAAGCTGCGTGCTGCTTTATGTTTATGGCGCCCGTGTGATAACACTCGGTAAAGGTCGGATTGAACCAACGGTCATATAGTACGCTAGCCGTAGTGTCTACAGCAAATGATGCTTCGTAGATGCCCTTTGAAATTTTCGGGGCCAGGATATCACTCCCAATCTGTTCGGTGCCCCCAGGGGTTGTATATAGTCTGACACTGGCCGTGCCGGTTGATACCCCAGGAAGATCGAAAAGTCTTCCGTTAAATTCATTATATAAGAATAGAGATCTAGTGTTTTCGCCAGAAGGTAACAGAGAACTGCTTGCATAAAAGTTTCCCCTGTCATCTTTGATAGAACTATCCCATCTAGCCTCAATTGTGGGTCTCTTAAAAAAGAACTCTGACCCCCTGCCAAAGAATTTTTTCGTATAATAGCTCGTTCTAGATCCTCCTAAATTGTTTAGCTCGCCGGCGGTCGAGTCCTCGCCTGCAGATCCAGAATAATAAGCTTCCTGGCTAGAAGTAATATGGACTCCGAGTCCGTACTTATCTTTTGTTCCATCTAGCCATTCTTCAACTATTGTGGTGATGTTGATTTCTAAATCTTCAGTGCCTTTATCCATGGTTTGCTGATATGCAGGGATCGCGTGGTAATCGCCGCCATCTCTGGTCCAAGCCTCTGCACTTGAGGCACTCATCCAAGTTGATCCGATGTCGCCGGCTTCGACAGTATCTTTGTACTCGTCCATATCCAGGCCGGTACCTTCCTGCCAAGATCTAGAGACTGCCTGAACGTTCAAGATGAGGTCGCGCGGGACTGTTTGAGAATGTCTGGCGTTATGCATTTTCAGATAGAAGTTTATTTCTCCGGCCTCTGGAATTACGCCGGTCGCTCTGTCTGTCGAAATCTTATTTATTGGAAAGTTTATCAAGATCCTGGTTAATTCTGTAGAATCTGATGAGGCCTGACCATAAATGGAGAAAACTTCCAGGACGTCCGATGCGCCCATATTGGCGTCGGTTCCGCGAGTTCTCAAATTTGTTTTATAAGCATTCGTGATTGTATTATCCGAGTTTGCTACATATCTTTTGATACCCATTATTTGACTGTTCCTTTAATATCTTTATCGGCAAACTTAATCTCGAAAGAAACGTTATCTGGGGCTTTTATATATCTTCCGTCTGCAGATTTTTGATCGTTTAGATTGAATCGAGTATCCGAGTATAGAGCGCCGTTCTTTATCGAAATCTTAACGCTTTGAGTGTCAACCACCCCAACGACATCATTCAGAGTGTTATAAACATCCGTGATATAAAAAGATTCGCCCAATAAAAGTGGTTGATTAAATTTCTTCTTCAGAGCGTTGACACAGGCTGTCAAGACGTCATACTTATTCTTGTCTGGATCTGCTATCACTTTGAATCCAATAGCAAGATTTATTATTTTGCCGTCTATAATATCAATAGTGTCATTTATCATTTTAATATTATTCAACCACACTTTAAGATTATCCTTCAATGTGGAGTTTGCTAAAGTTAGACTTCCATTTGAATCCTCCGATAGCACATATAAGTTCAAGTTTCTCTTGAAAGAATCCGGATCCCTCGTTATCTTACACCTTTTTATGGCACCAAACTTGGCTGGCATCGCATAGACCATGGCTTCATAATCAGTCTTTGTTACGGCCCTGTTCTGCGTTGCAAAGACGTTCAAAGTTCTGACCTTTAATTCTTCTGATGTTGGATTAGAAACGTCGCCTACGATGGGGGTGGGATTATACACCTCCAGAGACGCATCAACTTGCTGGACAAGCGCAGAGTTCAGTTGCCTGACATTTCTGTAAGAATAGTTCGTTTTCCCAACATTAACCAAAGTTCCCACCGGAGAGTTTACATTGTTCGCTTTATTAACTCGGTATCTAACGTTCAAGGAGGTATTCACCGGAGCAACACCAAATTTATCCGTCTGCAACAGCCTAGATGGGTCGAAATTAAAGTCTGATATATAACCTCGACCATTCATTTGTAGCACCACGCTTGATGGCTCTGCGATATCGGCTTCAGAAGAAGCCTCGTCCTGAGAGCCATATCCAAATTGCAGATAGCTGTTATTCCCCTCTCTCTCTAGAGTAAATCGTCTAGGAACCGAAAACGGGCGGATAAGAGATGGTACTATATCATTATCTGATTTTCTATTTGTGACGTCCTTGTAGATAACATCCTGAGATAGGTGTTCTACTTCGTAATATTCATTCCCGTCCGAATCAAAGACAGATAGAACTTCCGCAACTTTGGGAATAGACAGGAAAGATCTTCTGAACTTCTTATAGTCACCTATTTGGAAGTTTTCCTCTACTATCCTTCCGGAAATGACGCGGCCTTTTGCCCTTATTGCGTAAGATACCGGTATTCCAGTTGAAGTATTCACCTTGGCTACGATAATTTCATTATTCGGGTTTTCAAAGTTAACGTCCTCCACCAAAAGATATGGGGCGCCGCCATTAGAAGAGAACTCACTATCCCTTTTTAGGATAGGAGCGTATCTCAAGTCGGGGCCTAGGCCAGTTGAGTTTGCTGGTACCGTCAGATAGAACTCTGCGATGCCAGTAGATGAAGGGCTACTATTATCTTTATATCCATATTGCCTAGCATGGCGAGTAACATTTTTAAATTCTACAGCAGAATCCATAAAAGATTCGTTAGCTTGGTAGTCTAAATAAAAGGACATAATGTCACCAATATAAGCCACTGTATCGATCATCAGTGAACCAAAACTTGCCTCATTAAAGTCTCTATATACAGATGGGTAACTCCTTTTAGCATGGTTAATCAAGTCTCTTCTTATAGACTCGAAATCTCTGCTAGTATAATTTATTGGTGTTTTCTTTTTTGCCATTTATTTTTTTTCCTATATTAATTAGTTTCTTCTACGTTATTGGAATAACTAATGTTCGAACTTTTGCTGCAGGCTTAATAGAAAATTCGACAGATACTGATAAAATGTTATTATCGGCTAGCTCATTTGATCCCATAAGGGGCGATTCATTAAAAAGTATATTTTTTATATTTATTTGTGGGAGATATCTTGCTGCCTGTTCATATATCTTTGAACTCAATTTTCCATACACTACAGAAGTCCCTTGTTCGAACAAAAACTTCCTAATCCCCACTCCGAAAAACGGGTCCATCATTCTTTCGCCAGGATTCGTAAGTAATAGCATTTTTAAATTCTGTGTCATAGCCTCAGTTGTCTCTTTAGTGAGTCTATAAACCCCATCTTTTTTATCAACGCTGAGTGGTAGTTTTGGTGATATTCCTGCCATATTCTTCGCCCTCCTCTTATTCTACATCATCCGGCTTTTGTCTCAAGTTTCTCTTTTGCTTTCTTGTTAACTTCAAAGTATTGACTGAAGCTTTCATAATTCCCTCTGATATACCAGAGCCAATCTTCTTGCTCGGCTTTATTTCTGACGATATTTGATCGATAAACTCAGAAGACCTTCCATAATAAAATTGTTGAGTGGTTGACTTAAGATATTTTTTGCTCATCTCCAAAATCTCCCCGTTCCAAAGAGTAAAAGCTGATGGAAGTAGATTATCTCTATCTGTCAAAGATTCGACAAAGTTCTCTATTACATAAATAGTCAAGTAAGTCAAGATATCGGCAATTGGGAAGCATTTTTCAAACAAAGTCTTAAATTGATCATTGTCTAGCATACTCCTTGCCATTTCTTTATATAAATCTTGATTCGAAAAATCATCGAATACGGCCGGCCGTTCTTCAAATACGAGTGGGAAAACATAATACGTTTGCTTTTTTCCCGACACTATAAAAGATTTTACCTTGTTAAATTTGAGGGCTAAGGCTTCGTTTAGTGGGGCAATATCCGACCAATTGAATATTTCAGAAAAATCTATTGGCATTACCATCGACATTCTCGTGCCCATGGCTGTATCAAACTTATCAATCTCCAAAGGATTTATGTTTGATGGGCTCGCTATCGTTGACAGCCCAGTCTCTTTATCGGTTAGTTTTATATATTTTTCTAAAACAAATGGATAAAAATATTTGCTCTTTTTCTCATTCTTCTTTTCGTCCGTTTCAAAAACAAAATCTAAATCACCAAGATAGTCATCTTCGAGATCCGAAGGAACATAGATTGGAAGTCCAGATTCTATTGACCCAAACATCCACTCTTCTTTTTCCAGCATATCCGAGACGATATTTTCCACACTTGGTTTATAGATATTTTTAGTCTTTGAAAGAACTGTTCCCATTTCCTCTTTGACAATTTTTGATATAATATCTTTGATATTTGGAAGACTATTGTCCAGGAACTCTTTGAACTTTTTATCTTTATTTCCAGAGGGATCCCAGAACTTTAAACTTTCCTTTATTGACTCCAGGGACTTTTCGGTAGTAATATCCAGGTCTTCAAGGCCCAGGTTTGTCAAATTTGAATAACTCTGGACTACTTGTTCTAGGAAAATATAATAATATCCCTTCTTTCCCAAGGTTCCAGGTATAAACTTCATAGTCTTCCTGCTCTCGTTTAGGACGCCCTCTAAAACTTTATCCACGATATAAGACACGTACACATCCCGGTAATTATCGTTGTCCATTGCATATATTTGGAATGCTGCAGTACCCTTCAACAGAGCCTCGTAGAGATGAACTCTAATTATTGACCTCATCAATCCTGCGAGTCCAGCATTGTTAAGGCGAGTATTTATCCTGCAAAAGGGAGATTCTTTTATTTTTGGAAGATTTGGGAGAGAAATTCTTGGGTCATCGGGCATATTGTCATAATATTCCTGAGTCTTTGGTGCCAGATCTGCAAAGTCGATCAAAGGGGGTTTGTCGCCAAGAAGCTCTGACTGTGCCGTCTCCATATATATCTCCACCCAATTTGAAAACCCTGTACCAGGTTCATAATCGATATAAAAAGACTCCTCACCGTATGTATCCTCATCCAGAAACACCATTTTCGGCGTTCCAACTGAATCTTCTATCTTCCCAGATGCCGGAGACCATGCGCGGTCGTTGTCTCTTATTTCTTTTGTTATCTTCCTGATCATCGACTGAATGACGCTCTTATATAAAGTGTCTTCCGCGTAACTCTTTAGTGCGGTCAAGACATTTGCTCTCACTTCTGAATCGAGGGACTCGCCGATATGATCGCTCCAGATCTCAAGTACCCAATCGCCGAAAATATCTGACGGTGATTTACTTTTAGAGGAGAAGCTGTCAATAAAATCATCAACGTTATCATCTTTTTCGTACCTGACAACAAGCTCCTTCTCATCTCGGTATTCGCTCCCATTGAAGAATAGGTTTTCACCGATTTCATATTGCAGAGCTAGTTCATAATTGTCTTTTGTATATCGAGATTCTACTTTGTAGGGGCTGGCTCGGAACACGTCAAATGTCCCAGAAACCAGAGTATCTTTCAAATCTGAAATATCTTTTGGAATATTAGGGCCTCTGCCAAAACTTAGGCCGCTGCCTGCGCCCAAAATATCATCCGATATCTTTGAGAAAGGACGTCCTTTCTCCGACGCGAGCACCATGTCTAAGAACCCTCGACTAGTAATGTTGTTTGGATTTCCAATCGTCATGTCAGAGATAGCTATAGTATTCATCGACTTGTATAGGGTCTCGTAAGTGTCAGATATCACCCTTGCTGTAGATTCGTCTTCTGTCGGATATAGTCCGTCCTCTTGATTTCTCGGATCAGTAGACATCGGAGAAACGACTGGGCCTTCGGGGGTTTGCTTTATGGGGATATCTCCCAAATTCGCGATTAAATCCTCTGGGCTGGCCAAGGCTTTTATCAGGTCGCCTAGATCATCCAGGGCCAGGTCTTCGGCTTTCTTTAACTGATCGGCGATTTCTTCAGGAGTCAAGCCTTTGTTAGCCAGTGCTGCGCTGGAAAGACGGTTAGCCATTTCTATCTGCGGTGGTAAACTACATAAATCAACAGTTATTCTTGGGGCGCCGAGGACTGTCTCGATGTCTTCCTGGGCCTGTAGGGCATTCCTGTCTATGAGATTCCCGAGGCTTGAGAACATATTATCTATATCGCTATCGGATGGGAGCGAGTCAGAAATATTCTTATTTGGAAGATTATCAATTGCTTGGCGAACCTGGCTTAAAGTCTCGTTATCCGAAGCACCACTGAATAGGTCTATAATTTGTTGATTACTGAGTGATATTGAGATAGAATCTATGAAGTCTCCGACATCTTTATCGGTCGGCTTTTTTCTTGCCGGGTCCCATATGGAGAAGGAATTAAGCAACTTATTAATTGACTTGTTTACTTCTTTATTTGATGAACCAGGTCGTGTTAGATTTTTCTTAAGAATGTTTTTCACTTTGTCGCGCGGCGCGCCGGCGATTTTGTCTGGCTTAACCTTATCTGAATCCGAAAAGATAGCTGATAATACCTTCTTTAGCAGAATCTTTATGATTTTCATGCTGATCTTTTCAAGCTTTTTCTCTGCTAAATTTATGGCAATTTTTCCAAAATCCCCAAAGCTAGGAATTGGTATTTGCGGGATGTAAGGAAGAGTAATATCATTTAATTTTGATTTATTCCTGGTTCTATTTTTACTATAATGAGATTTTACATCTAACGAATTCATCTTCCTGCGACTAGAACTGGACGATGAGGAGTTTTTTCTATCTCTTTCTGCATTTCTTCCGCCTGCGCCTCTTCCGCCTGCGCCTCTTCCCGCTGCGCCTCTTCCGCCTGCGCCTCTTCCGCCTGCGCCTCTTCCGCCTGCGCCTCTTCCGCCTGATGATCTAGAAGAATTTCGAGAAGCGGCACGACCTGATCGTGGCGAACTTGGACCAGAAGAACCTCTTGACGAGCGAGAAAATGAAATATCTGGGTTCAAGTCTATATTAAATCTAAATATCTTTTTAACTACATCTTTGTCGGTTACAGCACCAGTCTTCTCCAGCAAATCTACAAATTTTTCTGGGCGTATTAAATCCTTATCGACCATGTGCAGGAAAGTCTTTTTTATCCTTTCAAAATTTTGATTCTTTTGTATTCCTGGGATTCCCAGGCAGATATCTTTTGGCAGTTGGAGCGGATTAAATAGGCCAGGCCTAACTATGCTTGAAATCTGTAAGTCGTCTATATTGGGTATAGGAATGTTTGGATTAATTTCTGGCCATGCTATGTCCACAAATATCCCTTCGATCTCCCTCTCTATGCCACCCAAAAGATCTCCACCGATAGTATTTGAATATATTTCATATAGCTGCTCGTCCGGTATAACTGCCAAAATAGATGATACTGTCTGCTTCATCACTTTGTCTAGCGGTAAAGATTTTATCTTCTTTAATATCCCTTCAGAGAGCAGTGCCGATATCCCAGATATACCAAGAGGATTTAAAACATCAGAATACAGATCATCCAAGTTTTCAGCCATCTCTACTGCATCTTGGATCGTATCGATAATCGGATCGACTGATTTAACAACTCGATTTAAAGAATCCTGAGTTCTCCTGCGGAGAACTGATGGGTCTTTCAAGATGTTATCAAGTTTTTTCTTCTGATCCCACGTATAACCAGTGTCAAACTCAGATGGGATACTTTCATTGAATGACTCGCCAAAGCTCGTCAAATACCCCTTTACTTCGTTTCCAGGCACTACTTGATTATATGAGGAGTTATTATCCGACCCAAGAGACGGGGAAGACGTATCTTTTGGTGACCTTGGCGGATATACATAATCTTCTATAAACTGGTTAAACGGTGGTGGGCTGTCTGAAGAGTATTTTCTATAGATATCTGGAAGGCTCTTTACAAAAGCTAGCGTTGTCTTATCGTTGGCCGGACTTTTCGTGGAGAAAGATTTGAAGCCTTTTTCGGCCTTTTCCCAAGATTGGGTTTTGTCTTTGAACCACACAGAATTAAGATTGTGGTATGTCTCTTTCGGATCTGATTTATATAATAATCCTATTTTATCTAGCGATTTATCTTTCATCGATATATCATTATTATCAAGGAAGTCACTCAACTGCTTTTTAAATATCTTTAGCTTCTTTATCTCGTTCAGAAATCTCAAATTGGGAACATTGTATTTCCCGGTCCTATGAGCGAATTCATAATCTTTACCAACCTTTGTTAGTATATTTCCTAATCCATTAAAATATTTATCATAATCTTGTCTAGATATCTCGACAAAGTACCCATTATCCTCTGCAGGCTGCTGCGATGTGGTGGTCTTTTTGTCTATTTGTTTCTTTATTCTTTGATATTTTTTAAGTGGAATCGAACATAAAATCTTCCTACTTTGATTACTTTTTGTCGGAACATATGTGTCCTTTACTTGAATATCTTTATCCGACACATACTGTTCTATGTCAGACTCTTCCATCTTTGAAGATAGTCCATCCATATCGCCCAGTTGGACCATCGCAGTTGACAGAATTTCGTCATTCGACTCATCGTTAGCAAAAATTACAACAGAATACTCATTATTCCTTTCATCAAAAAAGATTTCCTTGTCACCCATCTTGGTCCAATCTGGGACCGCTGCATTGGGTTTTTTCTTTTGGGCGGTGGGTTTTTTTGATTTTACCTTTCCTTTCGGTACGGCTTCTCCCCTCTCGATCCTCTGCATAAAATCTTTTTTGTCTGCAGCGGCGCTTATTTGATCTTTGATAGATTCATTTTCACTATCGAGATCATCAATATCTATTAATTTGTTGTCTGATTTGTCTCCTGCAATTTTTGCGCCAAGAGATTCATTTTTATCAAAAAGAGCCATTATGTTGTCCTATTATATCTGCTATTAATATTAACTGGGCCGATATTTTTTAAGTAGTTAACCTTTGTTGAACTCAGATTGAAGCGATTCAACATATTTGGAATTTTAACCAAAGCTGTATTTACTATCCCTATCAATGGTGTTCCCACTATAAGTTCAATAGATGGAGTTGTTGGTGCGCCAGGTATCGTAGTGACGTGGACGTGTGCGGATACTAGCTTATTGTAAGTCTTTTGAGATTTCATAAAATCATCTAATATGGACGACAATTTATCAATTCTTTCAGAAAGATTATCAAGGAATAATACCAGATTATCCCCCTTCGGGATTGGCTGGAGGCTTTCTACTTCTTTTTCTATCCCTACAATCTTTCTACTCTTATCGTCATTCCCGGCGTTAAGTTCTATGCCAGGTGTCGAAACCATGGTCGCTCCGATGGAATTCTGCGGGTCAGTTCCAGTAACTAATTTTATTCCTCCCGAGCGCGCTACTATTCTAGTTGCGTCGGCTTTTAAAACAGCCGCGGATTGCTCTTTGGAGTCGCCTATTTTTCCAGCAACGATTCCAAGATTGTAGTCCACATCTGACAGTTGAGAGATCAACATCCTCGCGGAGTCCATCATCATGCTTGGATTTGCCAGTATATCGTTCTGGGGGCCTCCAGGCGCCATTGACTGCAAGCCGACAATGGTGTCGATTGAGGCACAACCTGTGCCGCCGGCGCCGCCGTAGCCAGATCCCACACTTGAGGGCCGATCTTTACCATATATTGTCACCGCATTATGATCATTTCTGATTACCGTAGAATTTTGTGCTCGGTCTAATTTCGGGTGTGCATCCGGTATATGGCTATTATTCATGCCAATCTTGGGGTTGTTCAAGTCTATTTTCTCTTGTTGTATTTCAGAGATATTATCAATTTGTCTTACTTTTTTCATTTATTATTCCTTACGAAGAAAGAGCTTCTGCGTTTAGTTCTTTTTGAGTAGACTCTTCTTCTTCGTCATAAACGGCGCGCCCATTAAACTGTGAATCCCAAAGAGGATTATCTCTGGGCACGGTAGAAAATTGTCCGGCGCCAGGGCGGAATTCCCAATGCCATCTTTCGGATCTGACAGTTCTTATGAATCCATATTTCCAAGCGTTCAAGGAAAGCCATCGATATTGCTTTGTTATTCTTTGTGGTGCAGAATATTTGATGATACCCATTCCAGTGCTAACATCTGCGGCAGTGCCTCTCTGGTGGGCTGAATTTCCAGGGAGGGCTGTTTTTGGATTACAGTAGACTCCTGGCTGTAGTGGAGGTTTACTGCAGTTGTCGATTCGAAGGCCTTCTTGTGTTTTATCGCTTCTGGTTCTGGGTGGTAATGGGTTTCCATCCCAGTTTACACAATCTGATGTCTGCGTAATAGCATTAAAGGCCTCTTTGGTTAACGCGTCCTTCTCCCACGGTATCCTAAATCCGCTGTTCAAATTTATTGCAACGCCCTCTGCTTTGGCAGCGCGTAGAAGAGAGACCAAATGAGGAGCTATTTCCCGATTCACGAGGCGATTATCTATGACAACTGTCTCTATCATAGCGCCTGTAGATGAAGTTATATCAGGGCCATCGCACATATTTGAGATGTCTGCAGGATTATCTGCCAGCTTTGCCAAGGGTCCGATATCGGATTTAAAAACACTGCTAATGGGGTTAGATAGGTCACCAAAAGCACTAGTTGCAGAGTTGTGGGCAGAATTTGGGTCTCCCGGATTAAATGAAGCTATGGTGCCAGGGAATCTACTTTCTACACCGAGAAGTCGGCCCGTTGTTTTGAGTTCATCACTAAAGGATACCCTTACTTGATCTCCAACTTTCGGCAATTCTTCCGACATATTGTTGTCAAGAGGCATCAAAAAGTGGGGATAAAAAAGAGACATAACTGCATCGTCAAACTTAAAGTTTGAAAAAAACATCGAAGACACCAGGGAAGAGCCGGCTTCTAGAAGTGCGTTCGTCATAGGGCTAGCCATGTGTTCCATGGGTATTCTTACATAAACCTTTAAATAAGTCAGAGCACCATTCGGATCGGCGTAATTGCTTGAATAATTGTCAACCAGGGAAGAGGCTTGGACGATGACCGGTTCGGATGCGACTTGGCCGACATACTCGGCTGGGCCTTCACCACTGGTCAGATATTCAAGAAAAGAGTTTATCGACTCTTTTACTTGCCACGTTCCTTTACCGTGGCTCTCAGATCGAAACGGTTTTGTTTTTCGGTTACCTCTCCTATTCAGGGCGCCTGGAGTGACAAGAGACGTATTGTTGCTTACAGTTTTTGACATTATTCATCTATCCCTCCGGACTGAATTAGGTCAAAGATATCTTTTTTATCTATATCGGATAATCCAGCATCTTTTGTCTCTTTCTTTTGCAATAGTGTAGAAATCTTAACCAGTTGCTCATTTGATCTTTGGAGTGTCTCGACATATTTGGCCGCAGTGATGCCAACCTCCCTATGTCTTTGCTCGTCTTTGCTCAAATATATCATCACGTCGTCAAGAAGTCTCTTTGTTATGTCTCGATCGTTTCGTATATTTTTTATTGCTTCTGTTATATATTTTTCAAGTTTATTATCCAAAATTATACATCTCCTCGGTCCCACTTTACCTTAAAAATATCGTACCTTTTTCTCATTTTAGTCAAACTGTTGACAATCTGCTTGGTACTAAGGCCAGTAATCTCTCTCATATAAAGATAAATAGCTTTTTTATTAAAAATTTCTATGTCTTCGCAGTTACTAACCAAAATTTTAACTGCTTCAAGAACCTTTTTCTCATTTTCTTTTAATTTAGCAACGTCCCAGGTATCTATTTCACCCAATAAATGAGACCAAAATTCATCTTTCTCTCTATTCTCATCATATTCGTTTTCAACAGAAACATATTTCAGATGAAGTTCTTTCGACAGATCTTCAAAATCCATTTCTCTCTTGAACTTCTTTTTATTTTTCTTAACCTTCTGGATAAACCAGTTTTTTGTCACGACTGAAAAATATGAGAATGCCTTCGAGCCCTTTGATGGATTAAACTTTTCAAGTATCGTAACGAGCCATATTTTACACTCGTCTTTCAAGGCCTCTATGTTCGGAAGAGACGTAAATCTGTAGGTTAAGACGATTTTATCAACCATTTCGTTTAGGGCGGGGCCTATCAGATTTGTATAGAGGTCCTCGCGCCTCTTAAAATCATCAGTATTATTAAACTCAATTATTGCATCCTCATGCACTTTGGTGAAATAATTTCTAGGATTTTTACTTCTCCTAATTCTTCTCTTTCTCTTCTTCTTCGGGCTATTCTGCGGTGTCTTCATTGAGTTTTCCCTCTGGTTCTTCTGGTTCTTCCGGTTCTTCTTCAGAATATTCTTCATACTGACTAAAGGCCTCGGTCAAGTCCCTGGCGTGTTGTAGTAGGTATCTTAGAGTTTCGTCACCATAGAACATTTCCATTTCGTACACCGTTTCCAGGTGGTTTGTGAAATTCTGTATTACTCCGGTCACTTCTCTCAATTCTAGCTCATAATAGTTTGTCTGTTGCAGAGCGCGCCAAATATACCACATCAAAAAAGTATTCATGAGTATGGAGGCGATAAGACAAATGATCAAAGCTGCTATGATTAGTATGCTATTCATTCTTATATTCCTGTCTTTTCAGCTTATTCTTCTCTTCTTTAACAGATTCCCTATTCATCTTTATGTATTCTTCGACTAGAGATCCGGTTTTCTTATCAATTTTTGCCGCTCTTTTCTTTTGAATATAGGCGGGCATTGATGGAATACGATTAAAAGCCAGAGAATTGCACTCTTGGCAATTCTCCAGGCTCTCAGTCATAGAGTGAATGATCTCAAAGTATTCATCACACTCTTCACAATAATAATCATACCTCGGCATCGACTTCTTCTTGATTTTCGAACTCTAATAGCGGCGGGTTCTCAACAACCAGCCCATCTGATTCTTCTTTCAGTACGAACCCTTGAAGTACCGGAACTATATCCGACTGCTCCATTAGGGACTTCTGCAAAGCCATCATAATTGCGCCTAGCGCTTGATTAGACAATTTCATAATCACACTCCTCCTATAAATGTTACATATATTATAACATCATATTTCATGATTGTCAAGGAAAAAAGTGGATTATTTTAAATTTTTAAAACACATACTCAATCCATCGTCAATTGAGATCTGCGGACTCCAGCCCGTAGCTTGGAGTCTTTGGTCTCCGATCTTTGTGTGCTTCACGTCTCCGCTTCTTTCTGGTGCTTTTGTCCATTCTACGTCGTTGAACTCATCTACTATCTTTTTTATATCGTTTAGGCTACACGTCTCGCCGTATCCGACATCATACCATAGCTTATCTATTTTTTCTATGTTTTCCATACACCATATATTGGCACTAACTATATCTGATACATGTATGAAATCGCGGCTTTGCTCTCCGTCACCATCAATTCTAAGTGATTTTCCATCCCTTATCATTTGCATCCAAGCAGCGACAACAGTAGAATAAGATCCTCCATATTCCTGATCTTCTGAATAAGCATTGAAATAGCGAAGACACACGCACTTCAGCCCATATAGTTCAGAATATAAATCACACTCCATTTCTGACATTAATTTGTGTAATCCATACGGAGATTTTGGGCCGTCACCTTCTCCATAAACTGCCGATGATGATGAAAAAATAACTGCTTTCACGCCATGATTTTTAGACCATTCTAGTATCTTCGAAGTAGCCAAAACGTTTTGTTTTGCAGTATAATATGGATTCTCGACTGAATATTCAACTCTTGGGAGAGCAGCGAGATGGAAAACATAATCAAATTCTTCACTTGGAAGGCAGTGTGATAAATCGTTCCCTTCTTTCAAATCTATTCCAAAAACATCATGTCCCATATCAGATAATTCTGCATAGACGTGAGAACCAATATATCCTCGATGTCCCGTAACTAAAATCTTACTCATTGTTTCTCTGGAGCGTGGACACTGTTGCTGAACTCCTTAAAGTTCTCGTTGCCATCTTTCTATCATCTCCTCCAGCATGGTTTCGAATGTATATTCGGGCTCCCACCCCAGAGTCTCTCTTGTCCTTTCAGAATCACCTTTTAAGTATTTAAGTTCCTCTGGTCGCATATATATTGGATTTTGAACTACATAATCTTGATAATTCATCTCCAACTTGGTAAAAACAACATCACAAAGATCCCTGACGGAGTGAGTTTCCCCAGTGGCAACAATAAAATCTTCTGGAACATCGTGATTAATAATCTTCATCATAGCTCTGGTATAATCTTTAGAATGGCCCCAATCCCTATAGGAGTCCATATTTCCAAGTTCGAGCTTATCTTTTATTCCTTTGCTAATTTCTACTGCGGTTTTAACCACCTTGTTTGTTACGAAATTAGTTCCACGCCTGGGGGATTCATGGTTAAAGAGGATGCCATTGCAGGCATGGAGGCCATATGCGTGTCGATAATGCCGTACTAAATTATAGCCCAGAACCTTAGAGCACCCATAAGGACTTACTGGATTCATTGGAGTAGTAAGTCTCTGAAAGCCATCTTCATCTACTGAATTACCAAACATCTCTGATGAGCTTGCCTGATAAAATTTGGCTTCTGGGACAATAGTTTTGTAAATCTCCAACATGTTCAATACACCAAGAGCGTTAGTCTGGATAGTAAAAGAGGGAACATCAAAACTAATTCTTACGTGACTCATGGCCCCCAAATTATAGATCTCATCTGGTTTAACTTCGGAAATGATCCTAAAAAGAGACGGATAATCCAGCAAGTCTCCATAAAATGTTTTTACATTTTTGTTGATGTGTATAATTCGGGAATTTTGATTTTCTGCAACGGAATGTCTTCGAACTATTCCATACACTTCGTATCCTTGTTCAATTAGATGTTCGGATAAATAGCTCCCATCCTGTCCTCCGATTCCTGTTATCAAAGCTTTTTTTGTCATTACTCATTCTCCTAAGTTGTTATCTATTTTGTTTGAAAGTAAGAATTTATACCTTCTGGTTTTTAAAAACGTCCATTTCTGTTAAATCTGGCCAATCCCCTACAAGCCATTGCTTGGGGGGTGTAGCAATGGCGGTGGGCAATTTTTGTAATCCCATAGCTGCTGTTTCTGGTGTCATGTAGTAGTGATATCCTATTGACGATATATTTTGATTTCTCCATGGAGTATCGGGGGTTCGCCCATCATACGTTAGTTTTTTCAATTCTTGTGCATCCTCACTACTATCACATAGTATAACACCTCCGCGACCCAATGTCAAGTGTTTTTTGAACTGAAAGCTAATATTCATAAAAGTTCCTGGGATATAGCTGTCTCTTTTCCACAACACCGCGGCATCTATAACATTATGCGTCAAATAATAATAATCTTTCCAATCTTCATCTTTCCACTCTCGCTCTATATTAAGCTTTTCCGCCAGAAAGGGAATAGAAAGATAGGTTCGTTTTGGCACTACAATTTTTTGAGCGTTTGTGTGTCTTAAACACAGTTCTACGCCATGCGTACAACAATCAACTGCAACAGCGTGCGGAGAGCCAAAAAAATCAGCTAGCCTATTTTCAAATTCTGTTATCATTTTAAAGCTCATTTTTATCCCTCCGCTCCCCACAAATTAGAAATAATAAATTCTGATACATATTTTGGATCAGAAATGTGACAATTTTTATCGCTCAACTCTTCCCGAAGGAAGCCGTTTTCGTCACAATATTTATCGTATACATCAATAAAAATATATCCACTCTCTTCGCATTTAGATGCCAATCTTTTATTCATATATCTGGTGTATTCCGCTCTTTCAGAATCAGCCCCTACATGTGGAGCATTTGCCTGGTAAGGGATCATCCAAGCATTTTTTGGACTCTCTCTTTCTATTTGGGGAACCACATTGTAGACCGTGATGGTCAAATCTTTGTACTGCTCGGCATTTATCCTTATGGCTTCAAAATAATTTTCCACCAATGTATCAATGACTGGTTTCCAGTTCGGAGAATATTTCCCTACGTGACAGCGACAATCAATCTCACCAAAGCAAAATACTACAATATCACCTTCTGAAACAGTGTTGTGGGAAAATAAATAATTTTTATCTCTCCCAAAGCTGTGCATTAGCTTGGGACCAAGATGATTTGAAATAATTTGCACTGGCAAATTCATTTTTTCGTTATTCCACCCTCCATGAATATGTGAGGCATGGCTATCTCCAAAGGTATGTAATATCATTTTTTATCCTGTGTTAGTTTCCGATACAGTTCCATATCGCTTTTATACAATTTACTAATTCTTTCTTTTAAGTTCTCATCAGAATTAATAAGATCGATCAAGAGCTTGGTTGTTTCTCCGTTTCCTGCGTTATTTTTTGGCAAACGGGCTTTTATGTCGTACTTATTTTTAAAAATATCATACTCATTTGTTAGGTTTTCTTGAATAAAGACATTATCAATATCGTCAATTAGTAAAGCTCTTTCACGAAGAAAGGTGGTCTGAGGGACTGTGACGGCATCGTAAAATCCTTCATTTTCTATAAAATTTATAAATAAAAGAAAACTTTCTATTGGATTATTTCTTTCTCTGTAAAAATCTGATGCTTGTGTTATTTCTGTGGGGTGTCTATTGGGGAAATCTCCGTCATCCAGCCTTAATAAATACTGATAGGCAGATATAAATCTCTCTATAGGGTTCCTGATCACGCAAATTGTTTCGCTATCTTTAAAGTGCTTTGCGGTATCCCAGCTATAGTAATTCTTTCTCATGTCAAGAGAATCTCTAATTGATATTGAAGCATTTTTAAATATATGTATGAAAGTAAATTTTTTCGATGGATCACAAAAACAACCGTCTAAGTGAAAGTCCCCATATCCCATTTTGGCAGCGTTTTCTAAGATTTTAGAGCCATCAATTTTTTTTATAAGTTTTGCCGGATTTCCCTTATATACGCCCCACTCTTCTGTGTCTCCCATCAACAAGCTTCCCGCAGTTACTAAAACTCCCTTTCTTAATCTAGTGCCCGGCATTATTATTGCATTTGTCCCAACATTTGAGAACTCTTCCATAATGATGGGCTCAATAACCTGCCTACCTTGAAGCTCTTTTGGTATAAGTGCGCCAAAAAGGCCACTATCATCGAATCTATCAGAACCACAAATAATTCTAGCTCCAGCCATAATATTATTAAAGCCCTTGGCGATAAACCTTCCATTGGGGCCCCCAATGCAAGATACGTGAGGGCCGATGTGAATATAGTTACCCAAAGATAACCCAGTAGTACAATGAAAGCCGTAATCTATGGCTATATGATCTCCCAAAATAACCATCTCTTTTCTTTTAATGTTGACGTTTTTATCAATAAAAACATCATTACCAGTTATCATACAGTATATACTCGTTTTATAGTAGAGGAAAAAATGATGGAAATATTACTAAAACTACTAACACCCTTTATTATAAATCCGCATCGCGATAAAGACATAGAATCTACAAAAGTTGAGTGCCAAAGATCAAAATCATTGTGATTTTTTCTTAAAAAATTATTATAACCAGAGTCAACTTCTAACTTATTTCTGGTTGTTATGTTATTTACAATAATGTCGTATTTTGACTTTATTTTTGATATAGATTCTAAGTTATCGCTGGCTATAAAAACTTTTTTTATATTATTTTTTGCTATAACTTCATCTAACTTTTCCAAATAATCATCAAGAGTTTTGCATCCATAATCCCTAGAATGAAGAGAGTTCATATCAGTCAATCTTATGTGAACTCCCACAGTGTCTTCATCAATTTCTTTGGGAATATTTTCAAAAATTTGCTTTTTAATGTTTATTTTTTCAGCTATTTTTTTATAAAGAGGGAAATCATTATGGGATGATATGTCAGCAAGCTGCGGATAAACCTGCCATTTATATATTTTATCAAATGTTGTAACATCTCTTTGATCAAGTACATAATTAAAATAATCTTTATCAGTCTGACTTTCACAGCAAAAATTCAAGTTAGTAATTTTATCTATATCGATCTCGCCGCGGTGATGAGCGGCGGCGACTGTCTGGATAGCTAGCACCATTTTGCCCATTATGCCGGGCTGGACATTTTGCAAATTGACGCGAACATTCATTTTTTACACTCTACATTCAAACTTATTAAAGTTCCGTTTTCCTTATCCATGTGGGGAATATAAGCCTGCGAGTGGTCATCAAAATTAGAGTGATCGGTCTTTCTCCAATCATACATTATGATATCACGAAATCCTGCATTTGTCAATATTTTTTTCAAATTTTCAAAATCATAACAAGTCTTGTGATATATGAAATCATTCTCCATTTTCATCTTTCCATAAAGGGGCCCTAAAAAATTCTCCAAATTATACTCCCCCTTTAAATATATAGAGGCTATTTCTTGAAAATTTGGAACTGCAATTCTTAATTTACCCCCAGGTCTCAAAACCCTTCTCCATTCCGATAGCAGATTATTTACCTCTTCTCTATCAAAGTACTCAATAACATGAGAGGCGTAAATTAAATCAACAACATCATTATCAAATTCTAATTTGCATATATCTCTATAATCTAAATGATCATAGTCTGATCCGTCTATATGAATCCAATCTTTACCAAAGTTTCTCCACCCACATCCCATATTTATTTTAACTTCTTTCATTTCTCCCAAGACTCCCAAACAAAAGGATAATCAAAAACTTTAATGTATCCAATTTCTGCCAACTTATTCTGAATATAGCTTCTCTCAGAAAGATAATCGATTCCTGCCACTTGATGAAATTGAATCTGTAGCTTTTTAAATCTATTTATTGTGCCACTCCTAAGCCACTCTTTTAAGACTGCGTATTCGGCGCCCTCTATATTGATTTGCACTAGATCCACCTCCTCTATATTGAAATCTTCTAATATTTTTTCAATCGGAGACAAATGAATTGTAGTGGTGCCAAAAGGTGAATCATCTAAGCAAAGTGTCGCATCACCGTCTAGGTTAATGGTGAGTTCCTTATCTACATCTGGAGAAACTCCCACCATCTTGGACAAAACCCCTGGACATTTCATGAATCTTTGTTTTAGTTTTTCATAAAAATCAGGCACCGGTTCTAAAATATAGATTTGACAATCATACTTTTCCAAAATTTGAGATGCCCACACACCAGTATATCCACCAATATCCAATACAATCGAATCTTTATTTAAATTATGATTTAAATTATGAGTAGCATCTCCATTATCGGCAAACCATTTTTTAATACTTTCTTTATTCAGCATGAACTAATCATTGCCTCTTGGTGTGAGAAATTCTTTATCTAATTTTTGCCCCTCATATGGGCCTGTTTTATATTCATAAACTACCGTATTGTCTTCTAGAATTTCATAAGTATGGCCACCATACAAAGTAAAACTAGCATCTCCAGCTTTCAAAATTGGCTCGGCGATGATAGAGTCATCTAAATCATAAAATTTACACCTCACCCTACCTCTAATAACGACCCAACTTTCTTGTGCTATTTGTTCAGGATAATGTCTATCTTTTTTTATGTGTTTGTGGGGTGGAAATGTCTTCTTGTTCTCCATCTTTAAGAGAGAGCATTGTATAAAGTTATCTTCTGGGATAATGTCTATTCTACATTCTTTTTGGGTGGATATTTCTTCTTCTAATTTCATAACCACATGCAGAAGCATATCTGGCACTATTCTAGAATATATTTTTTTCATTTATTTTCCCTGCAAATATTTTAAATAAATACAATCTTCAGATAATAATAGGTTGTCCAATAATCTTAGATTTTTTTCCACAAATTCCATTTTTGAGAAATATAGCTCTTCTGTTAAGTGCTCAATGTTACATAAGTCTTCTAAAAAAACAATCCCCCTCTTGTCAAAATAATTTGTTATGTTTCTCGATCCCCAATAAATAGGGATGGTGCCAGTAGCTATACAATCAGTAACCTTTTGTGATATAACCTCATCGTAATTATCATTCTCCATGGCAATAGAGAACATATAATCTTTTAATCCCAAAATTTTACCAGACTCCTTCCTGGAGTTCACCTCTATCTCCCAAGGAAGTTCCCTATTTCCGAATCCCCTGCCAAAATGATCCACTTTTTTATATAATTCTTTAATCTTTTTTTGCCTAAGCTTGTGACCTGGACACATTGTCTTATTTGACCCTATGAAAGATATCAATTTTGTCTTATTATAGATACTCCAATTTTGAATCCATGGCACCATATGTGGAGACGAAAATTTTATGAAAGACGGATCTAGCTCCACGAGTCTTCTATCTTGTGTAAAAATGTATTTAAATCGTGATTTATATACACTCAAATTATTAAAAACATTCCTGATTATTCCTGGTATAATTGCTGAACTTTCTGCTAGCCATCCGTAATTTTCTTTTCTATTATCAACCTCATAGTATAGTCCGCCATCAACATGTATGGAAATATCGGCTGACTTATCCAAAACCCACTCTATCATATTTGGGGAAGAGAAAGGATCAGTGCTCAGGGAATGTCTAAATCCTCCTCCGATAAGATTTATTTTTTGTTTTTTCATATCTTTATCCATGTATTTGGTATTATATCCTCGATTTTTTCTCCTATTTTTGAACCAAACCACTTATTTGGGGCCACCACCTTCTTATCGTTATTGGGATTAAGCCAGGCTCCCCACCAAGAAAATGAAGAATTTGCAATAATATTATTGCTACAAAGGGACATTAAATATAACTCAACATAGTCCCTTTCATTTTCAATAAAAACAAATTTTTCTCCCTTAAAATTTTCCTTACACCACGGAATATCATCGCTAAATACCAAATAAAAATCAGATTTTGGGAGAATTTGTATAGCTTTCTCATAATAGTCCGTACCCAATACAGTATGATGATCAGGAAAATCTAAATAATCCCCCCTTCTTACATGTATTGATGTTGTATTATGGTCTAGTAAATTAGAGTATTTTTTTCTTATTTCTTGATAAACGGAAGGTGGAATTTTTAGCATTTTTTTTATTTCTTCGGAATGTTTGGAGAAATATTTTTCGCTCTGAAAAAATCCTTCGATAATCCTGCTATCTTTTTGTAGCTTGGGTTTTTCATAATAAAATGGATAACTAATGATCGCCTCTTTCCCGAGGGGTTGAGTGACGTCCAAACTCTCAAAAATTTTCAGATATTCACCAGCATGATTAAGGCTATTATTATAAATTTTATCATCATCTAAATATTCCAAATGTTTATATAAATTCGGAAAAGAAGGTGTCATGTTATTCTCTATAGCCAAGTTTATTGCTGCCGCTATTTGAAACATCATATTTCCTAAACCGCCCTTTAAATAACAATATATTATCTCAATTTTATCATATTTATTTTTTCCTCTTATTTCTGATTCGAGTCTAAGTTGCTTGGAGTGATCTTTTTTGTGGTCGTTTAGCGGGTTCGATAGATTATAACTGTAAAGAATATCTTGCACATAGAGACTTCTGGGGCCGGCCATCTCTAACATAGGAAACATAAAAGACAGATCCCAAGCCATTTCATAAAAATTTCCATCAGAATCTAAAAGATCTTCTCTTTCTATTTTACTCCAAAGCTTGTATTTGAAAGTCCTCAAATGTGAGGCGCTCCACGGATTTCTCCGATAAGAAGATTCACTTATGATATGCTGTGGGATTTGTTTTGAAAATTTGCCTCTTCTTCCGGAAGGATATTCTGCATAGCTGCCATAAGTAATCCAACAATCGTTCTTAGAATAAACTTCATTCAATGTTGACAGCACGTCTCGGCTAGCCAGCCAATCATCACCATCTAAGGTGACAATTATGTCTTCTTTGGCCGGATTTGATAGCTCTATGGCTTCGTAAATATTTCTTAGGGCATACTTCTTTTCTTTATTTTCAACGAGCAGAAAGCGGTCGTCTGACGCAATTTCTTTCTTTATAACGTCGGCACTACCATCTGTAGAAATATCATCAACTATGATACACTGGTAATCCTGATAGGTCTGAGCCTTTACAGATCTCAGACAAATCTTTATCCACTCTTCCACGTTATATAATGGAATAATAATTTTAAAATGGTTACTCATTTTCAAATGCCGCCAATACTTTTTCTAAGATTTCTTGTCGCTTCAATCTCATAATATTGATCAGTTCTTCACCCTTCTTTTCGAACCAGGGCTCGCTTGATGCGCCGACTCTAGAGTTTGTTGCTACTCCCATATTCATCATTCTTGCTTCTACCACTATTCTTGATAGTGTTTCTGGGGTTTTTGGTAGAAATATTAATTTAAGATTGTTGCTTAATTTATCCAAGAAATCATAATATGAGGAACTATTAATAAGCTCATAGGGAATTTGTTTGTATTCGCAATATTGAACTGCTTCACGGGTATTCTTATGCTCTATATTCGATGCCATGATTGAGCATTTATTTTCTTTTGTTTTTTTCGAATATTCCAACATTTTATTCAGTGACTCTTCGGACCACAGATTTCCACCTAGATTTACTATATTATCTAAATCTAGATTTTTCCTGGCTATTTCAGCATGAAAAGCTGATTGGCAGAATACAGCGGAGGCATTCTTATAAAATTCGTAATTTATGATTTCCGATTTCGGAGCCAAATAATCTTCATACATTGCAGGATTTCTTGACCTCACATACTTATGATCGTGTTCGTAAATCACATATTTCATTTCTGATAGTCGTGCCTTACATTCCTCTTTTAGGCCAACAAAATTGGATATGATGAAATATTTTTCTCCGTTTTCTCGCAAGAAGTCCAAAGTGATTGCAGCGCTCTTTATTTTGGTGATAGAGGATTTTACGGAAATAAGGGAAACTAATTCTTCGTTATTTAGCTCGCCTCCCCCCAATATTTCATCTGCAAAAAAGTCTGCTACAAATACGAAACTCATTTTACCTCTTTGATGTCCAGATTCAGTTCGTCAAACCAAGATTTTGCGTCAAACGGGGATGAGTCGATGCCAGGAATCGCAGTGACAAAGTCATCATACATCCTTTCTTCCGTGAAATTCTCAATAATGTGCTTCTTTAACTTTGTCGCGTTTCTCTTAAATCGAGAATATTCTGTTCTGACCTCACGCAAGCGGCGCTTAAAACTAGCTTCCTCCGGATAGCACCACTTAGAATCAGGTTCTATCACCCCTTTCCAGACTGCATGCTTTTGAACCTCTTTCAACTCGTAGTTTACAGACGCAAACATGGGCTTTTTCTTTCCTTCTCTTTTCTGATCTGGTATGTATAGAAAATCAGTATGACCAGACCAGCCAGGAACAACAACTGGAATTCCATTATATGCCGCTTCGAATAGTGGGAGGCCGTATCCTTCGCCGTGAGTGGTGGATATCAAACTCTTAATCTTTGAATTCTGATATAGAGAAGTCATCTGGCCTTCGGATAAATCGCCATGGAGAAGATAAACTTTGCATTTCCTGTCTTTATGATCTTTTAGTACAGTCCTTAGTCGCCTCTCCGTCACTCTCCTATCCATCAAGGAGTTATTTTTGGTTGAAATTTTCAGCACAAGACCGACTTCTTGATCGAAGTTCTCTTCCACAAACCATTTGATCAAGTTATCTAAGTTCTTTCTTGCGCCCCACTGAGAGATTGCGAGGTAGTTGAAGTCATAATCTAACTTGAGGCTTAATTTTTCTTTATCAAAGTGGCGCACCGGATAGCTCACGACGCTGACTGGTGTTCTACAATGTAATGTCATTGACTCACCAGTGTTCTTGTTAGTGCCCTGGTAAACCGTCTTTTCGAACACGTCTTTTGCGTGATTTGATACGACAATGATCTTATCCATTTCGTTGGCTTTCTGAAGCCACACTGCAGCTACTTTTGTCGTTTCAATGCCAGCAGTATATCCAATGTTAATTGGAGCCATCTTTTCCCACTCGTTAGGTATAGTCACCTGTAGAGATATATCAAAAGTTCCCTGATTCTTCAAAAATACGTTTGTTTTAGTTATGATACTGTCTATCCAGCGGCGTTCTTCGTTATCGAGACTAACCCAGCCAGTCTTTCCCCAAGCAATCGGAATAAGATAGATATCAAAAATATCTTCGCGAGATCTCAATGACCTTAAAGCAAATCTTGCTTGCTCTCCATATCCAGACTGAGACAAGATTGGGCCTCGTAATATTATTTTTTGCTTCATTTTATCTCCTTCATTTCCCAAGATTGATATCCTTTTCTCGTGCCCCAAGAGCCCCTACTTTCCACAACTGAGTCGATCAGGTCTATCCAGCGCTTCTTGAAATCAGAAAAATTATAGTTCTCAATCACATGATTTCTTCCCTTCAAACCCAGGTGCTTCCTCTCTTCTTTCGTCATCTGAAACATCTTTTTTAGTGAAGAGATAAAATCTTCTTTCGAGACTCTATCCTCATAGATAAATGGAACAGTCTGCGATCCGATTATAGCCTTCGAGGATGGCTCGATACCAATTCCAAACCACTCTTCTCCATTCGTCACTTGTTCCTGGAGCCCACCTGTCATATTAACAATAATCGGCGTACCACAGGATAGCGATTCCAAGGTGGATAGCCCGAAACCCTCTGCGTCTGAAATGTTAATTGTACAATCTGCAATATTATAAAATGCGCCAAGGTCCTTTTGAGAGACCTTATTTGTCGATAACATGATTCGACCGTCATCAGCATCTAGAGATTTGATTATCGCTTCTAGGTCCTGACCATGCTGATCTTTCGGATTGGTATGCATTATTAATCTTACTTTATCTGGGCCTACCTCTTCAGCGAATTCATTGAACCAAAAGAGTAGAGAGCCACTCATCTTTCTCCTAGCGTTCCTATTGTTCCAGAAAAACGTCACCTTTGAATCATTTTCTCCGAAGTGCTGTTTTTTTATTGCCTCGATGGCGTCATCTGGAAAGGGGTGAAAAGATTGAACGTCGACAGCATGCGGTATATAATGATTCTCCACATCGGGAGCAACGTTGTTGACGATGTCATTAGTCACCTTCGATATAGATGCTATAACATCTGTAGAGTCATAAAACTTCTTATTATATGTTGGGTACGGATAATTATCCCATACATGATAATATACCATAGGAACATTGCAGCGTATTTCGTTTTCCATATCCCACAGCCAACCATAGAATCTTGGATCAGTCATAAACCATAACAGATCTGGCTTCTCTTGATGAATTAAGGACCTTACTGTCTCGGGGTTCCCATATCCATTGACCGGAGCGATGACCCAATCTGGGCCCCATGGATCAACCCTGGACACGGTGTAGTCGGTATGCTTTACGGCTCCCCCTAAACAAAGGAATCTGTACCTTCCGGTGTTTAGGAGAGCTTCTATGATGTACTTAGTTTGGGTGCCAACCCCAGAAGGGGCGAGCGGGTGATCACTTATAACTAATATTTTTTTCTTTTCTGACATCTATACCTCTAAGGACAGTGTTCTGTTTTGCGAAACTCGCACTTTGCACACGATCTCTTGTCTTTTATAAAGTTTTTATTATCTATATTGTAGAGCGCCTTATCTAACAAGGCCTTGGCGTTTTCCATTTTCTTGTTTCCGCTGGTGACTCTGAATATTTCCACTTGATCTTTCTTGACTGTTCTTTTCAGCAAAGCAAAGTGCGTTTCGATATCTTTAAGCTCTATATCATGTTTCTGAGCGAAGAAAATTTTATATAAAGTAAGCTGATATGTCACCATTGGGTCGGAGCGCCTTCTTGCATCCCAACCCCACGAGCAGGACTTCCAATCAATAATGTGATATTTTCCATCTTCTGTCTTAACAACAGCATCAATATAACCTTTAAAATTGTATCCGGTTTCTCCTATCGGTTCCATCAATTGTTCTTCGGTAGATATAATCTCGCAGTTTCCAAAATATTTTTCGAATTCTGGGTCTATGTTTGGGATGATATTTTTTGCCTGCTTTCCCATATTAACGATGAGTTTTTCATCAAGCTCGACTTCTTCTGGTAGCTTTGAAATCTCATTGATGAACTCTGCTTTAAATTCCTCAAACGGATCAGACCCCCTCTTTAAAAGCTTATTCTCGCAAACTGTGTGAATGGCTGTTCCGAAGGCAGTATACTCATTCCCGAGAAAAGATTTGATCTTGTCGATATAAGTTATTTTATGATAAAATGGACAAAATGCCCAATTTTTAAGCTCTGAGAATGATACATGTGGCATTTATCCCTCTTCGGATAGAAGGTTATCTAGTTTATCTTTCTCTATTATTATAACATGTTTATCAGATTTGTCAAGGTTTTTTTCTACATTTTCTACATTTTCTACATTTTCTACATTTGTTTTACTCGATTTAGAATAACTCTTTTTTCTTGTCGACTTGCGTTTAACTTTCTGTTCAAAAATCCAAACCCCATAAGAGTGGCGAGGATACAGGTTTGACAATTCGGAGGACTCAAGGCACTTGCCAATTTGAATACCCATTTCTGCCAGCGCTCGCTCGACATCTGCAGTATTGCAAGTTATAACTCTTTTGTTGTCTCGGTTACAATACTTCCTAAGCTTCACCGTAACCTTAACTTTATTTCCATCTATTTCTACATTTTCCCTATGTATCATCTTCGTAAATTTCCTTTATTTTTTTATATAGTATGGGGCAAATCTCGCCCAAATATCCTTTATCATCCAAAAAGAAATATTCGAATCCATTAGCAAAATATTCTCTGAGGGCTGTTGCGCAATATGCAGAAGTGAATAGTCCATATGATGCAGATATTAAATTGAGTCTGTCATATCCTATTACTTCATACAAATATTTATCCACTTCTAGGCTATATTCAGGATTATCAAATAGATCCTGTGGTGGACTCTCTCCTTCGTTTTTTAATATTTCATAGAGTCTTTTTCTTTTTTGTATAAATTCTCTTTCTAGGTCGCCGTCTGCATATAGGATATGACCATAAGGAGGTTCCAATGAGTGAGCTATTTCATGGCAAATATCATCGATTAAGTCTTGCTCATCTTCCTGCTCATTGCTGACGTATATGGCACCATCTTTATACATCGCATTAGTGTCCATTTTGACGAATTCATCAAACATTCCAATGTAGATTACGTCAACCTCTCGCAACAAATGCGGTGGTATTGAGGTACTTATTTTAGATAAAACATCGCCAACATCAATATTATTTTCAAATCTATCCTTTATGAATATCTGAATTGAGCCACCTATATCGTACTCTTTTTGTTCTTTTTGTGCCTGGGTATTTGATTTTTTTAAATAATCCAGGTTATATATCTCATTCGTCATCTATAGCATTTCCTCATTTGTCACTATGACCTGTCCCAGGATACGTTGGAACTCCCCTACGATTCCCTTTCTCGAACGCGGTGTCTTCGATACCCTGCGTATACCCTCTGATATAATTCTCCTCAGCGAGGGCCAGAACAATTTCTGGAAACTCTCCTGCTAGAATCTCTATGACCATTTCCACAGTGACTTCATCATTTTCTGGCTGTATTTTATTCCCAGCATAACTAATAATCATCTCTTTTAACTCACCGTCAGAAACAACTATTTGATTCAGTATTCCATTTTTAATTTCTTCTTTCGTTAACACAATACACTCCTACGATCTAATGATAACTATATTATAACCTATATTATTACACTTGTCAAGAAAAAATATTATAATATTTCTGAAGCTATTGTAGCTAGGGCAGAACGCTCGCCCTTCAATAACGTTATGTGACCAGCAATGTCGTGTGTTTTGAAGTTCTCTACTATGTGAACCAAACCATTTGATGTTTCGTCTAGGAACATGTTATCAATTTGATCGATATCACCAGTTAAGACTATTTTTGTGTTTTCCCCAACTCTTGTCAGAATCGTTTTTATTTCATGCAAAGAAAGATTCTGCGCCTCGTCAATTATGATATATGCGTTTGAGATGGATCTTCCCCTAATATATGTAAGAGCCTCCACTTCTATAATTCCTTTATCCATATATTCTTCCAGAGTTGCTTTATCATTTCCTAGAATATATTGTAGGTTATCCTGTATTGGCATAAGCCACGGGTGCATCTTTTCTTCCATTGTGCCAGGTAGATATCCTATATCATTGCCCATGGGCTGAATAGGCCTGGAGATGACTAATTTTTTATAGTTAGGCTCATAATCAGATCTGAATGGATCACTTATTGTTTGTGAAATTCCGGCAGCAATGGCCATAAGAGTCTTCCCACTGCCTGCTCTTCCGACCAACGTAACCAATGGAATCTTCTGATCCAGCAACATATCAAGAGCAAAAACTTGCTCCTTATTTCTGGGCCTAATGCCCCAGACTCCTTTCTTATTCAGGTCGAGAACTTTCTTAAAGCTCTTATTACGATGTCGACATAAGACTGCCTTTTTCTCATTTATTTCCGATATCAACATAATCGATTGATTATTGTATATTTCTAGATTTTTTAAAGAATCTGGGAATATATTATCCGAATAGATATTGTCAATATCGCCATCTGAAACGGTCACTGACCCAACACCCGTATACAAATCAGATTGCACTGTTATTATCTGATTTTCGATATAATCTTCTGATATTATTCCTAATGAATCTGTCATGACTCGCATATTGATATCTCGCGAGACAATTATTATTTTTTTATCCGGACTCTTCTTTTGTTCGCTTATAGCGGCGGTCATAATTATATGGTCGGGGTCTGATTGACTGAAATCCGGCGGTATATCTTGAACATCTATCCTAGAAACTCTCAAAGTACCCAGGCCTTCGCCGAGTGATACTCCGACCTGCAAAGAGCCCCTTTCACGAAGAATATCAAATTCTCTTATGATATTTCTAGCATTAGTTCCTACTGCGTCTTGCCTTTTCTTGTGCTTGTCTATCTCTTCTAGCACTTTCATTGGAATGACGATAGTATTATCACCATAGTGGTAAATGCAGCGAAAATCTGTTAAACAAACACTAGTATCGATGATATAGATCTTTTCTGTCATAGACACCTATAAATAGGTTCATAAACAAGAAAACCACATCAAATGATGTGGTTTTCTGTAGATTATTTTGTTTTATTCACAAGCCAAGCATGCGTAGTACGAAGTTGGCAGTAAAAAGGATTAACCAGACTGCGGCGCCGAAGTTAATCATCCAAGCTGCTGATGAATATGCATATGTCAGTGGGTCTCTCATGGCTTCTAAATATACTTCATACACGCGATGTAACGTTTGGTTAATTGATTCTATCATCTGTCCTCCTTGCCACATTATTGTGGACTTCAATCAAAGATGAAATCACTTTCATTACTTTGTGGTGGCCTATCTTTTTTAAAATAATAATTTATGATGGCTTTCTTTACATTTCGAGCGCTTAAATGTTTTATATTGTGTTCTTTGAAATACGATTTGATATCCTTTCCGGAAACAACGTACATGGTGCCATATGGGGCCTCCATTATTCCAGGCTGCATAGAACACTCCCCAACGCCGGATTCGCCGGCTCTGGTTAGTTCTCCATCTTCATCTAGGAAATCTTTTGTTACTTCGTACAGGAACCAGTTCATACTAATAACTATTACAAACTAGAACTATTTGATCTACTTTCTGTCGGAAGAACTCCGTAATAGATAAAATGTAGCATAATTGCGGTGGCGATAGAGGCCCACCAAGTTGTCTTTAGAGTTCTTCCTACTATCTTTTTAAGAATCCTTCTTCTCATTTGATTTCTCCACTAATTCAGAAGAAGATTGTATCTTTTCTCCTCCGATATTCCATAACATCTCGATTCCGAGTTGCTCACAAACAATTTTTTCCGGTGTGTTGTCCTCCTTTCTGTCTCCGCCATTTGCGAAATAAGTCGGCTCATGTTCTATCAAGGCGGTACACACAGTTCCGTCTTCATCATGAACAGATACCACTTCAACAACTCCCTTTATAGCCATTAAAATCTCTTTTCTCTCCTTGAATGCCATAAAATTATACCCCTTCTTTCGATATAACCAGTCATCAGAATTGGCTACAACTATAACATCACCGTGATTTGCTGCATCACGAATCATGCGAACATGGCCGACATGAATAGGATCGAAACCACCACTCACCATAATTGTTTTTTTGCTCTTACTCATTAATTTTCTCCTGTAAACATTCTTGTATTTCTAATATTTTTACTGTGTCTGGGATCCCGTAACATGCCGACATGACGATATATGTGGTGATTGACGCTACGGATGATCCAAATAACACTCCCAGTCCGAACAACAGATAGGACTTGGCGAAAGACTTGAGAAAATTAAATAATCTCATCAACGAGTCCATACTTCAAACACGTTGCGGCGTCCCACCACAAATCATGTTTCAGGATATTGTCGAGTTCTTTCTTTGGAATCTTTGTGTGTTCTTTGTAGATATCGATAATCATTTCCATAAATCTATCACAGTTTTCCATTTTATCTTGCATCTCTTGGTATTTCCCCCACATTCCAGATGAAAGTTGATGGATCAACATGTAAGCATGCTTATTCATCTTTCGATGTGCCCCACAGACGCTCATAATTGTCGCAGCAGAAGCCGCACATCCATCGATGATAGTCGTCACAGGGACCTTTGAGTTCAAAATATAGTCTACGCTAGAAAATCCGGCGTGTACAGAGCCGCCATAAGAGTTAATATATAATTCAATAGTTCCCGGATCTAGTCCCAGAACATTTGATCGATTAAGTATCTCATTCGAAACATCTTCAATGGCCAAATTCAATTTTAGATTCTTTTCTCTCCTGACTTCGGTATAAAAATATATTTTATTATTCTTTCTCTCTACAATATTATTGTCATCCGAAGATGCTAGTTCTGATCCGCAAATCTCAGTTGACTTTTGGGCGGCCCAATAGATATCACTTTTCATTTCTTTACTTCCTTCCATTTTCCAGATTCCCACACATATTCAGAATCGATAACTGGATTGGCGAATCTTCGCTCCCAGTATCCCGAAACCCATTCTTTGTTTTTTCCGCTACCATCATAATAACCATCTACCCAATAGTTGATCATCTTTGAGTAAGCTATGTTATCTTGTTTAAAATTTGTTGATTCTACCATTTCAATATCAGCATGTGTCGAACATGCTGAAAGAAATACAAAGGTTAAACTGACTATTTTTCTCATTTTCTCTCCTATTGTTAAATGGCACGCCCTTCAGGACTTGAACCTGAAACCTACAGCTTAGAAGGCTGTTGCTCTATCCAGTTGAGCTAAGGGCGCATAAGACTGGGACGGCTGGACTCGAACCAACAACCTTCAGATTAACAGTCTGACGTACTGCCAATTGTACTACATCCCATTTGGGTGGTGGACCCACCAGGACTTGAACCTGGGACATTCCGGTTATGAGCCGGGTGCTCTGACCAACTGAGCTATAGGTCCATTTAATGATCTCTGTCTTTCTCATATTAATAATATATCATCTCTACGCCATTTTGTCAAGCACTTTTTAATGAAGTACCGAAGAGCTTATCAATAAAGGGCATTGTTCCTGAAAAATTATGTTTTATAGATTTTCTATGATGGATGTAGTGGTGTGTATAACATTTCGAACTCTTGTCGTGATTATGGATCTTATGATGCATCCACTCATAGTAAAACACATATGAAATGTATCCAATAGCGAAAGGGAGAGATATCAGAGAAAATAATCCGAATACCGAAAGGAATGAAAGTTTTGCCCAAAGTGGCAAAAACAAGTAATCGTTTCTTTTCTCGTTATAATCGTTTCTGTGATGAATTAGGTGCATCTTCTTTATATACCTTAACACAGGCCATTTTCCAAGCGGGCCATGGCCAACAAACCTGTGATTGAGATAAAACATCAAAGATGTAGTGAAGAACCCCACCACTCCTAATAAGATAACATTCACAATACACCCTCAACATTAATTATTATTGATTATTTTTAATTTCTATTTTTTTAAATAATTTCTCAAACGAACGACGCCATCATTAATCTCAATATATGTTGCATGCTGGACCCAATCGCCACTATTGACATATGTTTTTATGTTCTCATTCTCGTCAATCCAGATCACCACTTCGGGTATATGCAGGTGTCCCAATACTAAGACATCAACATCAACATTCTCATCCATTATATCCCAAAGTTTTTTTAATTTTCTTTTTTTAATTTTCAAGTTAGTCAACCAAGAAGAAAGGTCGACGTTAAAAGTCCTTTCCAGAAAATCCTGAAATATTGAAATAAATCTCATGAAATGTTTTCTATGAACAAGTCCTGTTTCGTATTTATCGCCGTGCTCTATTTTAAATATTCTTCCAGATTCTTCAAAACAGTATTCATCAACAAACTTTATTCCGTATAGGTCTTGGCCAATAAAGTTGGCGAGAGCGACGTCATGGTTGCCAACAACATAAATTATCTCTTTTGAGTGATCTACTGCTTTTAATATTTCCAAAGCGATTGAGGTGAAAGTCGGGACCTTCAAAAATTCTATAATGTCGCCATTCAAAATTAGCTGATCATAATCACTGGTTTTCAGGAACTCTAAAAGATTCTTTTTCTTATAGAACTTTGAGCCAATATGGGTATCTGAGATTATCAACCTTTTCACATTAGAACCTCTCGTCGTCCTCATTGAGTTCATAATCAGGTTCGTAGCTATAAATCACAACAGTCCTATATCCATTAAACATCTCTGGCAATTTATTTCGTAGGTTGGTTGCATCCTCTTCGCCGGTGACCTTAAAATCCAGAGTCTTGCCGCCATCGTCACTGCCCCTCAAGATTTCCAAAGAATCTTTCGATTCGAAAAGGCTAGAATATTCAGAATATGCTAAATCAATTACTTCTTCTAGTGTCATGTACTTGTCGCTCTTTTTGTTGTGTTTTAATATTACTTGCTATATAGGAGGAATGCTGGTTGCCTTGGATATCCAGCGTCCTAGCCTCCCTGTAATTCGAAGTTTTTTGCGAGTAAAAACGAAATCATATGTGTATCTCCCCTTTATTCTTCTGGTTCGTTAGAGACATTGAACCGTAAACCTTTATATCGAACTCCCCCCATATAACAAGCAATATTATAGTCTCAATGTGATAAGTATACCATTATTTCCCTTCTTCGTCAAGAACTAAATTTTGTTTATTGGAAAAATAATTTTCAATATCATATTTTTTCTTTAGTTCATGATAGGAGTTCTCTTTGAGTCCCAAAAAACGCATTGCTTCAAACTGTGTTCTTGTTGCTGAAAATGCATATTTGACTACTGCATCCTTAACTATGTCGTTTATAGAATGCCACAAGGGAAAGCCGTACAGCCTATTTGAGATGGAGCTAGTGGCCAACTCTAATCGAAGGGCTATCACCTCTTCCAAAGTAATATTGCTGAGCATCATTTCAAATTCTTCATTAGATTTTCGCTCTTTTCGAAGCTTACTTGTGATACTATAATTTTTATTTTTACCATTATAGTTCTTCTTTCTCTTCCACGACATTACATGAGTCCGTATCTTATATAATTAGAGTGATTAGTATGATTGAAGTATTAGTATGATTAGAGTAATTAGAGTAATTAGAGTGATTAGTATGATTGAAGTATTAGTATGATTAGAGTAATTAGAGTGATTAGTATGATTAGTAACTACATTGTACACAAATACTTTGCTTTTGTCAAGAAGGATAAATGTAACTTTTTGTCACGGTCTTAAATATTACAGTCCTAAATCAAAATCCGCTTCTTCTGAGGAAGGTTCTTCATCAAAACCTGAATCTGATATTGAATCTGGGCTTGGATCAAAATATTCCTCTTCGTATTTATCTGCAGCTAAATTTACATTTTTCTCGTAATATACCCTGAATATCCAACGTTCTGTTTTTTCTCCTGGAGGATATACGACACCGTCGACCTCAACAGAGCTTTCCAAAGGAGAATCTGGATTTGGGTAGTATCTTCGCAATACTGGCCCTATCTTTGCATATGCATCTTCTGCCATCTTTTTAATGCCTATAGATTCTTCCTCTTCTTGTTCGACTTCGGGTGCATCCTCCCCCAAAACGTCTTCCTGTGATTCTGGTTCCATGGTGATATCACCACCATTTCTTTCTAAATCGTCAAGACTAACTGTTAGAATATCTGGTTCTTCCTCACTAGTGACCTCTTCTGGCTCAGCCTCTATCTCTCCTGGAGAGACATCAGCATCAATAGTATCAAAATCTATATTGGAAAAATGCAAAATCCATTTAACATATTCATCTCTGTCTCTTTTATTAGAGGCAATATCGGTGTACATGTCCTTGAAAGTCAAGTTACTCTTCGAATCGTTGTTCCAAATTTGTTCACCCACCAAATGTGCCAGTTGATTCAGAGCGGTAATTGGGTACTTAAACTGCTTTGCTTCTTCAAGTAGAGATCTGACAATAGTTCTTGTAATTTTCTCTTCATTTAATCGTCTATTCTTAATAATTCGAATAGCTTTCCGAATATTCTCTCTCAGAATCTGTTCTTCTAAGATGTCCTTTCTATCAAACATATATACATTTCTCCAGAATTAATATTATAATTAGTTAGTTGCTTTTTCTTTCTCTGATATAAACTTCAATCCCTTTAACTTTGGGCCTCTCGCTCTTAGCATAAGAAGGTTTTTGACCTATAGGAAGAGAGAAGCCTCCTGCAGCGCCAGCGCCAGATGCCTCTTCTAGCTCATCTTCTTCTAGGACTTCTTCGATAATAGAAAAAAGAATCTCCTCAAGAGAGTTAGATATATGATCTCCAGCTTCCTCTGATCCACCCAAGATATTCCAAATTTTGTTCTCATCTTCATCACTAATGTGTGTCGGCATAAAACTCTTAAATATCTTTCTATTTTTAAGTCCCATATCTCGAAAGTCGGTAGCGCTTAGTGCGCAGGTCTTATCCTCATCTTCGCATGCTTCAACTTCAATCGGTATAGCGCCTATAGCATCAACAATTCTTTTATAAGCCTGATCTTTACTGCTATAAGCTACTGCAAAAGGTTTTGAAGCATCATGTTCTTTATCTGCTATCCATTTCCATGGATTTGGAGAGCCATCTTCAGTAAAATTAACCACCTCGACGTCGATACGCTCCGGCTCGGATTCTATGTAAATGTCCCAAATTTTCTTAGCAGTTGAGAAGTCAATGTTGCCCCTGCCTTTTTTACCAGTAATTATGCGAATAGGGATATTTGGATAAAGTGCTGCAGCAGCTTGCACCAGATTCCAGTGTCCCTTGTGGGGAGGCTTAAATCCGCCTGGGATATATATGATTTCTGGGTCATCTTCTTCTCCTAAAAGAACATCGAGGACTTCATTAATCAGGGACTCATCTAAGGGAGGGAGTGTCCCGCGACCTTCATATTTTCCAATGCCAAGTATTTGATTGATAGGGGCAAAGTTGCCAGTGAATTTGTATGTGTGGCCATCGTAATCGAATACAAAACCTTCGGCAGCAGTTGAAATATTCTCGATACTTTTTAGTTTTTCCATTTGTCTTAGGAGTGTATTTAAGTTTTCCTTGCTGCCTTCTGTTTCAATTTTTTCTTTGGCTGTGCGAACCTTTTGTCTTATCTTTTCTATGCCCTTTTTATTGTCCAGGATAAACAAACTTTCCAAGCCTGCTAGCATTGCCACCGAGAAATCGTGAACAACGTTTTCGATTGGCTGAATTGCTTGTTTTAAAATGTCCCGTGAGTTGTTTAAGATATTAATTACTTTATTCTTGTCTCGGGGATGGAGATCTTTTAAAATTTTATTTGGAGCCAAATCGCGAGGCATGCTTGCTCCCGATCCCAAGTATACGTCCCTGTATACTTTATTTTTAAGAAGGAGTCTTTTTAGAACGAGATCATAGGTTTCTGGTTTTAGTTTTATTCCATTTTCTGCAAAGATGGTCCCTATCCTTGCCATAATATATTCGATAATCATTTGATTATCTGAAATACCCTCTGAAGATATCTTGGCGTCTAAATCTGCCAACGCTTTATTAAGAGCGGCTTTGTCCTCAAGACCTTGTAACTTCTGAATAGCGTCCATCACCACCTCAAAACCACCTTGAGATTCCAAATCTTGGACGATTCCTTCGAGCGCTAGCGCTAATATCTCCGCATTAGCAGAGATATCCCTTTCCTTAGTAACAAGCTCCCCAGTCTCAGGATCTCTTCCTTCGACCTCTTTTGGTGATCCAGTCTCTTTATCGAAAAAGCCCCCGCCGCCTCTGTGGAGGGTGACGAGCTTCTTGTCATAATTGATAACATTTGGAGTATCTGGATTTATGATCTCCGCATTATAATATATATCTGTATCTGACCCAAATATTTCAACTTGCTTTTCTCGCGGAAACGATTGGATTACTTTTTCGAAAGCTCTGAGCGCCTGTGAAAAAGATTTTTTCAATTCTTGATTTGGATGATCTGCGAACTTATCAACCACTTGCTTGACAGTGAGCCCTCCAGACTTTATATTTCCCTTGTTTCTCGCAGCGCGACCAGGACCATCACCATCTGTGAACTCCATTTTTTGTTTTGGCACAGAGAACGAAAGGTAAAGATTTTGCCCATCTGTCTTCTCTGTGCCCTCCAACTCACCTTCAGCCGCTGCAATAAATATCTCTTTCAACTTCGAGAAAGTGAGCTTGGGGTTGTCATAAAGATGACTCATGTGACCAGCAAGACCGCCCATATTATTCTTCCCTGTTTTCTTCTAAGACTTGAAGCTTTTCGTTAAGTTGCCTATTTTCTTCCGATAAGACATTGTTCTGCTCTTCGAGCTTTCTATATCCTCTGCGAAGATGTGTTAAGTTTTCTAGCGCCAATTCTATTCTTTGGCGCTCCTTAATCGTCCTTGGCCTTAGACTCTCAAGAGCTTCTTTAATGGCACGAGCACGAGAGAGAATGGAAACCCCCTCCTTCCACTCTCCTATGAGGAATTTCCTAGTTATTTTATTGAAATCCACGTTTATTCTTCTTCTTTAGCTTCTGTCACGGCAGTGGTAGTTGTCGCGGCCGATGCAGCTTTTTTTCGCATT